GCCGTCCACCGCCTGCACCATCTGGCCAAGCTGGGCCTCCTGCGGGCTTGCGGGTCCGTCGACGGCGCCGGTGACCGTTCCCGGCATCATGGCGTTGCGGAGTTGTCCCTGCCGCTGCAGGTCCATCATCCGCCCGATGATCCGGCTGGGGTCGTTGGCGTTCTGGGCCTCCACGATCAGGGCCTGCATCTCAGGATCTGCAATCTGGTTCGGGCCGAGCTGCTTGGATTGCACCATCTGCATGATGCCCTCAAGCTGCCGCCGGCGGTTCTGGTCCTTGAGCACCGGGAAGAGCGTGGCCTGTGCCCGATAGTCGCCATGCTCCACGAGGTTGCGAATGGGGTCCGCAAAGTCGGGCATTCCCTCGGGCACCAGCATCGAGGATGACGGCTGTGCACCAAGAATCTGCCGGTTGAACTGGCGGAACGCTTCGCCCTCGGCCTGTGCTCGGGCTTCCTCTTCGGCCTGCCGCTGCTGGGCAAGGGCCAGATGTGCGTCACTCAGACCCAGACGCCGCATGTCGGCCATCTGGTTCCACATGTCGTTATCTGTGGACCGCTGGAAGTCCTGCTGCCACCGATCGGCCTGTGCCTGCTGCTGGGCCTGCTGGTTCGCAAAGTCGCGCTCGTCCCGCCGTTTGGCCTCGTCCTGCATGGCGTAACGGTTCTGGAAGTCCGCGCGGGTCCGGGCAATGTCCGTGCCCAGGTTCATCCCTTGGAGCCAGTTCTGTGCGAACGAGTTGGGGTCAATCCGTGTCATGTTGTGCCCTTATGCCCCGCCGATCACCACGTACCCGACCCGCACCGCCGCCGTAGCCGTTGCCGGGTTCATCACTGCAATCTTGGTGATCTTGCCCGCGACTGTGCCCGAATCGCTCCAGATCGTGGGATAGCCCGCCGTGTCCGTGTACTCGTCCGCCGCAGTTGGATTGGTCAACAGCGCGTCCTCGCTCAGCGAGAACACATCGTGGCATGACGCCTTCAAGGTCCGCCACCGCGGGGTATCGCTCAGGCTTGACGCCGGGGCGGTTCCGATGCCAATGTCGATGTTGCCGCTCTGGTCGGGGAGCCAGATGCGGACGTTGGAGAAGTCGGGCCGGTCGGCGTCGTAGGCCCAGATGGTGAACATCTCGCCCACCGCCAGCGTCACGATCGTGGGACGCACCAGCAGCAACGGGGTCACCGTCACCGCCTTGACCGGGGTGATGAGTGAGCCCCAAGTGACGGGCGACTGGCCGGTTTCCTCGAAGGAACCTGCGCTGTAAATCCTCAAGGTGCCTGCTGCCATCGGTGAATCTCCTTACCTGTCGCCGTAGTTGCTCTGACGGTTGGGGTTGCCAAGGGGGGGCTGGAAGGTGCTGTACGGCTGAATCGAGTTGTCAGGAGCCCCACCGCTAGGCCGCGAGAAGTTTGCCGACTGGCCGAGCAGCGTTCCACCAAACGCCCCGAGTGCGTTGCCCCATGTCGCCCCTGCCGCGGCTGACGGGCTCGCCCCACTGAAATACTGCTGCGTGCTTCGGGACAGCCACGGGTTCATCTGGGCCGATCCGGCAATCTGCGCCCTGAAATCCGCCTCGCCCCGCTGGTTCATCGCCACGCGGTCCTGCGCCGCCATGTTGAGGCCCAGTCGCCCGCCGCTGCGTGCCTGGTCGAGATTGAGCGTGTTGCCCGCCAGACTCGTGAGCAATCCGATCTGACGATCGCCAAGGCTTCCGAGTGCGGACTGCCGCCCCTGCTCGAGCTGCCGGGCGTTGCCGCCGAGTTGCTGACCAAGGACCGACGAGGCACCCAAGCCGCGGGACATAAGCCGCGCCTCGGTCAGACGGTTCGTGCTCTGGAGCGTGTTGGCAAAATCCGCGTTGATCCGGTTGCGTTCGCCCTTGCCGAAGTTGCGGGCCTGCCCCTCGATCGCTCGGGCCGACTGCATGAGCCGCCCGGTGTCCTGATCGAATCGGTTCAGGTTGGAAGCACCTTCCGCCTTTGCCTGCTCGGTGAGTGCCGAGTACCGATCGGCCACGCCGGGGCCAAGGTTGCGGAACTCGCCAAGGTCGAGAGCATCGCCGGGGATGGCCTTGGCCTCGTTCTGGAGCGTGCTGGTAAGCTGCTTCTGCTGGCTCAACAGGGCGTCAATGTCCACCCCGTCCGCCGCGGCACGCTTCTTGTCGTAGCTGGCTGGCTTCACAATCGTCCGGTCGGTCAAGTCGCCATGAAGGCGACCGACGCGAACGGATTCCGGCTTGCCGTACTTGGCGAGGTTCGCACTGATCTGGCTCAACTGGTTGTTCAGGTCCGTGGTCCGCTTCTGTGCGTCCGGGTCGCGGAACAGGTCGCGGTACTGATCGGCACCGAGCGTTGCCCGCAGGTACTTCTCGGCCTCCGCTGGCCCAAGCATCTGCGCGAGGTATCGCGCCTGCCCTTGGTTCAGGTTCTTCTGGTCAAACATGCGGTTTTCACGCTCGGCCTTGAGCTGCGAACCCGCCGCCTTGCCCGCCGCGTTGGCCGACACGGCACTTCCAGCCAGCGAAACACCCGCACCTACCACCATTGCCCATGCCATCAGTGAGCCCCTTGCAATGCCGCCACCGTGCCCGCGTCGCCAGACGGGAGCCCCGGATCGTGCGGCTGGATTACCAACGCCTCGATTTTCTCAAGGTCAGTCTCTTCGGTCGCGTGGAAGGTCAGCCAGGTGATGGCCTCTTCCACCAGAATCACCCGCTGCGTGCCCGGCTGCGTCACCCCAAAGTGCGGGGCGGTCAGTGTGTGCCAGTTGCCCGCATCGTCCCGAACGCGGCATTTGCCTTCAAGCAGCACGAACGGATGCAGGGTCTTGTGAATCTTGGAAACGATGATCGAGCCCGCCGCGGCCTTTGCCTTGCGTGTGTACAGGCCCGGCGTGAACGTGTGATGCAGTTCCTGCTCAGCTGGGGGCAACTGGTCAACCGCACGACACAACTCGTCCAGTCTGGCGTTCGTCGGGAACACCGGCTGAGCCGCCGCGTGAGCCGCGAGCGTGTTGGGCGTGGGTTGGATCGCCAGTTCGGGCATGGTGGATTCTCTGGACGCTTCACGCACTTTGCCCGCAAAACAACACCATCGAGCAAAAAACTAACGACGTTGCTAGGTGTTCAGGTCCATGTCACTGGCTCATCTGTCGGGGAATCGGCTACCCCAAGCACCACCGCGCGGATGTACCGGCTCTGTGCACCGGCCCCCGCGTCAATGTCAACTACCACCGTGCCGTCCGCGGCGGTCAGGTACAGATACACCTTGTTGGTCGTCACATCTTGGATCTGCGAACCCGTAACCAGCGTCATGGTCTGGCTTCCTGCTGGGCCTCCTGTCGCACTGGTGGCGATCCACACATGGACCGCGAAAAGCCCCTTGCACTCGGCCCCGTCCCGGTTGACAACTTGGAAGGTTACCCGCCGCACGTTCGCCGCTTCTGCTCCGACACTGATCCGCACCGACAGCGGGGGAACCCCAATCAGCCGCGCGGCATCGCGGACCCATCGGAACAGGTCCTGCATCGTCCGCAGCACTTCGGCCCGGATCACCTTGGGGATGATGTTGGTGTATGGCACTGGTCATTCCTCCATCAGTGCGGGGAGCGGGCTTTCCTTCTCCCGGTCGTACCAGGTGCCTGCGTAGTGGTGATTCCCCACCGAATGGTCGGGCCAGTTCGTGACCTTCTTGTGGTCAAACGGAGCCGGCAGCGGGTTGAACAACTGCCACGGGAACACCACGCAATCGGGGTGGCTGTGGATCTGGGACGCCAGATAGAACGGCCCAGTGGTCTGGAGAATCCCCTTCCATTCCTTCTTCGGGGCCTTCTGCTCGAACCGCGACCGCGGCACGAGCTTCTTGCCCATGAGGCGATACCGCAGGCGATTCCACGCACCGATCCAGCCGCGGCCCTCGATGAGCGTCGGGGCCACCCCCCGCCACATGTTCCGCACCGCTGACCACATCGCCGGGTGATTGGGCACCGCTCCAAACAGGTAGTTCCCGCAGCATGGCCCCCACTCGTCGGCGTTGAACAACTTCACGCCCTCGAGCAGTTGTTCGATGTTCTCGAATGGCTCGAAGTCCAGATCGGAGTAGACCCCGCCGTACCTGGCCACCAGCTCATACCGCAGAATGTCCGAGCGTGCCGCCCAGGCCGCGCGGTCACCGAACCAGCGATCGGCGTAGTGGTAGACGTACCGATTGATGATCGGGGGATGGGGACGCACATCGTCCCACGGCTTGCCAACCGCCGCGGCGTGAGCGTCCGGGCGATCGGTCCAGAGGATGAGCCGCCAATCGGGGTGGAACTTCCGCCACGCCTGCGAGAACGCGGCGAGATGTTCGGGCACCCCGCGAGGGCCAAGCCAAATCTGATGGAGCACTTTGGGAATCAATCGGTTGTCAACCCCCAGTTTTCTTCTTGCCCGCTCAGGCCGCTGGCGATTGCCGAGCCACCAACCACCGGAGAGCCGCCCGTCGGGAGCGATCCGCCGCCTGGGCCACTGATGGCCGAGCCGCCGCTGTTGCCAGCCGCGGATGAGCCCGCAGGCACCGCGCACGGCGTGCCGACCGCAAGAGCCGGTTTCCAGCCCGCGCGGCTGATGCTGCGACCAACGTACACCGTGGCGTCCAGCCCCTCGAACACGAACGATTCGCCCGCGGTGTTGTTGCGAAGTTGCACAGATAGGGCGGGACCACGCTGCCGCACCAAGGTCCGGTTCGGGATTGTCGTGAGCGTGTAGGAGCCAAGGCTCCACCGTTCTGTTGCTGAGTATGCCGCTTCCGGGGTCTTGCCGCCGTAGATCGTCATCACCGCATCGCCGCTGCTGCTGCCGAGCATCGGGACCACCGAATCCAGAATGGTGTCGTTGTTGTGCGGTTCCTCATCCACCAGGGTGAGGGTCAGGTACGAGTCGATCGCAACCGTGCCGTAGTCGCTGGGCGTGTCCAAGTCGTTGAACTGCACAATGTACCCGGTGGTGGTGCCGAACACGGGTCGGCCGCGCCAGATCGTCCCGCAGGTCGGGGAGAAGTTGTACTGCTCTGGGAAGAACCCGCCCGTGCCCGCCTGATACTGGCCCACCCGCTCGTCGTAGTACAGATGGGTCGGCGTCCCGGTATCGGGCGTGATGCACACATGCAGGCCGTGCCGCGACGGATCGCGGAGCAGGGTCACCGTGTAGTCCTCGCGGCTCTCCCTGGGGAACTGAATCAGACTCGCCAGAACGTCCCGGCTGATCGACTGGGGAGCCGCGGCGGAGTTGATGACGAACAGGCCCTCGGGCGAATGAAACGCCGTCACGCCTTCGGCAATGATGGTGATGGCCCGCGGCCCGCTCACGCCCACGCTGGTAGTCAGGGGCGACACTTCCGCGCCACCGTCCGCAGGATCGCCCAGCAGGGCGTAGATGCTGTTCCGGCATCCGATAATCATGGTATTGTTGACCGCGACCGCCAGAGCAATGATCGCATCGCCAACCTGCTGGTTGCGTCCAACACCGATGGCAACCGCGCGGCCTTCTGCCATCTCGCCGGTGTCCCACACAAGGGGGTCACCAATCGCGGACCCGTACAGCACGTTTGCCTCGCCCTCGATGCCCGCAAGCCAAATGCGGCCCCGGTACTGGCAGGCAATCGACGCCGTAGTGGTGCCCGTTCCGGTCGTCCCCGGCAGGCTCCCGCTTGTTGGCACCCATGCCGTCACGGTTTTGGCTGCGGGGTCGATGATGACCGCCTTGCCGCCGCCGACGCCGTACACCTTGCCGTCCAGCACCGCAAGCGATACCTGGGCGGTCGAAGGGAATGCACGCGAGCCGATGAGCTGCGTTCGTGCCCCGTCCGCACCGCTGGCCCACACGTCGCCGCCGCAGACCTGGATCAGCACATCCTCCACCGTCACCGATGACAGCCCAACCTCGGCCACCGTGGCGGACAAGATCAGGCCGTTGTTGACGTTGCAGATGAAGCCCCACGAGTTGTATCGGTTCAGGTCCGTGGTCGCGTAGTCCACCGGCACCTCGGCGCCGGATGTCTTGACCACGTTCACCGCGATTGTCTCCGCCGTGAGCCGCACTTTGATCGTGAATGTTTCCGACGCACCCAGACCGTGCGCCGCGGTTGCCAGCGACGACCCCACCACGCCCATCGTGATCTTGCGGATGATGACATTGGCACCCTCAATGCCGCACTCGTAGCCGGTGCGACCGTCCGCCGATCCGCGAACCAGCACCTTGATGTTGTGGCTTGCCGCGGCGCACTGCACCTGAATCTCAGCCGAGGCAGGCAGGGCAAGACCGCCCGCGAAATCCGCGTTGGGGTCCCAGTAGTCCCGCGACGTTCCCGCATGGGTCAGAACGCCAGAGGTTGTATCGCGTGTCCATGCCATCGAATCACCTCAGTTGAGCCCGTTCATGCAGGCCGTGTACTGGCCCGCCGCGTTCGCTTCACACACCGCACGCCCGATGCTGGTCGCGTCGGGGAACTCCGCCCGGCACTGCCCCATCCGCACCGTGTACGCGGACAAGCAGGTCGAAGGCGTTTCGATTGGTCGCCCCCACCGATCGGACAACTTTGGCCCGATGAGCACCAGCATCAGACTAAGGACCGTCATCACTTGTGAGTCTCCTGAGTCAATCGCTCAAGCAACCCCTCGATGCGTCCCAACTTGGAAGACAATGCCACCAGTGCGTTTTGCAGGTCAGTCTTGACCACCGTCGACTGCTGCAAGGCGTCCTCGGACTGCTTGAACGCCTGCTCTGCTTTGTTCGCCGCCCGCTCAACCGACGACTGCAGGGAAGTGATGTAGATGGAGCATGTGACCACCGCGGTGACCACGAGCCCGATGACCTTGCCCCATTCGCTGGCACTCATCCGGGCGGTGATGGTGGAATCGGGGCCGATGCTCGCGTTGCGCGGTAGGGTGGTCATGCCTTCGCTTTCGTCTTGAACGTGGCTTTGATCTTGTCAACCTGCTTGCGGACCCAGAGGCTTGTCTGCTCCGCGTTGGCCTTGTCCTTGAAGTTGGGAACGAACGGCTTGATGGCCTCGACCGTCCGCACCACATCCGTGGCGATCTTGCGGTTGGCGATGATGCACCAGACCGCGTAGCCGGCGGCGATGACCAGGCCACCCACCGCAATCCAGCCGCGGTACTTGATGAGCCACATACCGCCCGTGCACGCCGCGAAGATGGCCAGGCCAGTGAGCACGCCCTGCCATGAACGGAGCCAGACGCCTGACACTACCGCAAGCCCGAGCCCGGCAATGCTCACGCCGATCAGGATGGTGTTCAGGGTGCCGTTGGCCTTGTCCTCGAGGCGGTCGATTTCCTTGTTGGCGGCAACGAGAGCCTTGGCCATGCGGCCCTGCTCAACCTCTGCCTTACTCAGCTTCTCGATCACACCAAGCAGCACCTCATCCGCCGCACGAATCTCAGCCAGCGCGTGAGCCAGTTCGTCCGTCTGCTGTTTGACTTCGGGCACTGCCGCGGCAATCTCGGCGGTGGACTCCTGAATCTGGTTGGCCGCCGCCCGCAGCCGTGCCTCCGCGTCCTTGGCGTCGATGGTGACGCCATCCAACTGGGAAGCACTGACGCCGCGGATTGCCCGCTGGCTTTTGCCGCACCCACCAATGACGCCACAAGCCACAAGCACGAGGAAACCCACCGCCACCCATGCAAGAGCACCGTAACAGAAGTTGATGAGGGCATGTTTGGTTGTCCTGGTCATGTGTCGTACCTGTATGGGGCCAGTGCAAGCAGCACCTGGCCGCGGGCGTTGACGGCAACGTCATAGCAGCCAAAGCCCGCCGCGGGCGTGGCGTAGGTGTTCTGGTTCACGGCGTCGGTCAGATCGAAGAACCGGACCACTTCGCCGGTGTCGCGGTCTAGCTCGATCATCTCGGCCTTGTCGGTGGATGGGGTGCCGTTGTTGTCCCACCCGTCGGTTCGGTTGAAGCCCACCAGCACGTTGCCCGTTGTGGGGTCCACGTCGATGGCGTTCTGCTGCACGAGCCCGCGCACGTCGTGGTCCCACAGGATCGTCCCGTCATCGGCCCGCAGGGCATAGACGTTCGACACCGCGTTGGTAGGGCTGGGCCGTCGACCGCCGACGTACACCTGCCCCACGCTCTCATCCAGAGCCACCGCGTAGACGCTGGGTGAATCCGAGTCAATGCCCGGATCGCGTGACCCGGCGATGATCTTGGGAATGTCGTTGTAGTAGGTGCCGCCGTTCCAAGTGAACGCCCGGCGATAGCTCTGCGTGTCCACTTCCCACCCGGCGCCGTCGATGCCGTAGCCTGTCGAGGTGTTGGGGGCGATGTACGAACTGACCCCGGTGCCGGCCGCGCGGGCCGTCCACAGATCGGTCATGACCGACTTGCAGACGGTGATGTAGGGACTGATCGCCCCGTCAGGCCGGTGGCTTGCGTTCAGGAGCGGGGAGTACCCAAACCCCTGATTGGTCCGCCCAACGAACATGTTGCCAAGCGAATCGACTGCGAATGAGTAGGCGATGCACCCGCGCGGGCGGGTCTTGCTGTACTCGCTGAATCGGAACGTGTGGTGTGCCTCATAGGCCCCGTCACCGCTCTGAGTTCCTTGGGGCATGAAGATCGGGCCGGTGAGGTAACTGGCCGTCGTGACGATGTACGCCACCACGCCGGAACGCACGAACTGCCCGAAGGCTTCCGCGGGGCTGCTCGAGTCGGCAACCACCGGGCCGGTGACCACCGATGACCCAGTGAACAAGACCATGAGGTACTGCACGCCGTTGAGCGTGACGACTTCGAGGCCCTGCACCTCGTCCGCCCAAGTGACCCGCACGCGCTGGCGATAGGTCAGGTCGTCGGCGTCGAAGACGTAGATCCACGTGCCCGCACAGATGAACAGGAACCCAAACGCGCACTTCATCTGGTTGGGGAACAGATCGCCCTGTCCGGTCGCCGGCAGCGGGATGGAGTACCCCGGCTCCGCGTCGACCATGTACGCCTGATGCGTCACGGTGCCATCGTCCGCGTTGATGCGATTCAGGCCGACGCAGTACACGTTCTGCGTGGTCAGGGTCGTGTACTTGAGTAGGGTGAGGTAGAACCCCACTTCCACGTTGTCCGGGTCCCAACAGCAGTTGAAGGCCCCGTAGCCGCCGTAGCCGGTCGGTGGTGACGCGATGGCCGGGAATCCGCGATCGTCGTTGAACGCGGCCCGCACGGACCAATCTGGGTCCAGGAGGATGGACTGCCCGCGGAACAGATCCGCGGTCTTGCTGCTGCCGCTGGTGACCGTCCGAGCAGGCCCAACGCTCTGGGCCACGCTCTTGGGCACCGAAATCAGGTCTTGCACCGGATTCCCTGCCCCGATCTGCGTGCTGAACGTCTTCGCCGCGGCGGGCCGCTTGCCGAATCGACGCCGCCCCGTGCCCACGTCGCGGGGACGCATGTTCATGAGAGCACCCGGAGGACAGGCGTCCCCCGGTTGCTCTACGAATGGCTGGGTGTCGGTGACACCGCGCCACGGCGGTTGAAGTCGTTTCGGGTTGGGCATGGGATAGCCACGGGCAGAAGGCCGTCAGAGGATTAGGCGCGGGCGGTGAGCAGTTCGAGGCCAGCGTGACGGCGGTAGCGAATCACCGTGCCCGCCACTTCGAGAGCCAGAGCCGTGCCGACTGCTGCCGACGGAGCAACTACGAACTGGATCGTTTCGAGCGGTGCAAGTGCGGTCTTCTGTGCCGCAGACATGGCCCCGTAAATGTCGAAGGTGTACCAGGCGTAGCCGTCAACCGCCGCTTCGGCGTAGTCCGCCGCGCCGACGGTGTTGGACACTGCAGCGGACAGCGCACCGACTGAAGTTTCGCCGGTCGAATGGAACGCCGCGGTGGCCGTCAGGGCAAGCGTGGGGTTCGCCGTTGCCGAGCCGGTGGTGTCACGCACGCGGGCCTTGATGAGCAGCTGCAGGATGGGCGTTGCACCCTGGCCGACGGTCTGGCTCTTGAACTGGCCCGGCAGGGTCCAGTCGAGGCGGATGGTGTCGCCGCTGTCTGCGGTGGCGTTCCACAGGAGCACGTTCAGCACGCCGGTGCTGGTGGTCGTAGACACGCCAACAATGCCCGCGCCAGTGGCCGGGATGATGGTGCCGGCGCCGAGGGTCCACGCGCCAAGCGGCATGGGAATGTCTTCGGTGTACCCAATGTCGGGCTGGCTTTCCTGGATGACTCGTTCGAGATTGAGCTTGTTTGCTGCCGACATGTGAGGCCCTTTCAATAACTGATGATGGTGGAGCCGTCGTAGTTGACGACCGCCCCGCGTGAACCGCGATCCCTGTACATTCCGTCGTCTGATGCACCCAAACGCTTGGCGTGCAGCTCCATGTCCACTTCCACGGACTTGGTGATTTCGTTGGAGGCGTTGGCGAGTGCCGCGGCGTACCCGTCTTCCCGCACGCTCATGAACTTGGTCACGGCGATGGCCAAAACGGTGGGGTCGTGAATCGCCCCCCAGATGCCTCGCTCCGCGTCGTTGACCATCCGCGGCACTTCCACCCGGAAGCGGCTGCGGAGCGTGTACGCTTGATCGGGCTGCGGGTAGACGATGAGCTCCAGAGGGGGCCGCTCGCCTACGCCAATCTCGCGGTCGTTGCTCGTCCAGACCGAGCAGTACAACGGCTGGCCCTTGAGGTTGGGAGCCCGCGCGATGTACTCCTGAATGCGGTCTATGTTTGAGTCCGTGACCCGCCCGCCATAGGTGTTGGCCGAATCCCGCCATGTCACGCGCCCGATGGGGGCACTGATGACATTCAACGGGAGCCGATACCGACGCGAGTCGCCGCCGATGCTCAGCGGGCCGTCCGCGTCGGGCTCGAGGGCAATGGTGATGGTCGGAGCAAGCCAGGTCCAGCGGTGCCGGTTGCGGGCAAAGTCCTTGGCGGCGTCGTTGATGGCACGCTCCAGACGATCCACAAGGTTCGGATCGGTCGGGACGGTGCTGCGGTTGTCGGCCCCAGACCCCTGCACGGCCACATCCACGGCTTCGGCAAGCCGCAGTTTTAGGTCCGCAAAGGTCCAAGATGTGTCGACGCCGTACTGCATGTAATCCCCAACGAGATACCGGGAGCTGTCTGACGGCGGGCCGGTTTGGTTCTTTCAACCTCGTCGGGGTGACGATCAGTGGAAGCAACCGATTTCAACGAGCTTGAGCGCGTTGGAACCGGAGCTGTTGGCCTCAACTGCCTTGCCGACGAATCCGGCAATGGCATTGACGGAGCCGATGCCGGTCGATGCCGTGAGGGCGAACGAACCGTCGGCACAGATCAGGGCATCGCGTGCCGACACGCCCGTGGCCATCAGCATCTGAGTGATGCCGCTGGATGCACGGATGGGCATCACCTTGATGAACCCGCCCGTTCGGGTCGTGCCGGTGGTGATGACGTTCACCTGGGGATCGACCGCGGTCACGAGGAACTTGGTGTTCTCGAGGGTGGCGGTTTCGGGGCGGCACACACGCATCGAACCATCCGATGCAAGGGTGTCGGTCAGGGTGACAATGCACCCCGGCGTGACGTTGGCGGCAACAACGGTGGTGCCGTCGTTCTTGTACGGGGAGTAGTACACGGTCAACTCGGGACCGGCGTACCCCGTGAACTGATTCAACTGCTGATAAGTCATGGATGCTTGTCCTTGTGCAAGGGCCTACGCGGCCCGGTGTGTCGTGGGTTGGGTCTGCTGCTAGGTCAGGATCAGAACGAGCCGTGGATGCGGAAGCCGCACGCACGGGGGTTGTTCGTCATCAGGTTGCCCATGATGTCGATCGGAATCTCGAACACGTTGTGGGCGCCGTCCTTGCGGAGCGGGTCGCTCTCGTTCATCCAGAAACCGGGGACCTTGAGCAGCTTCCACATCTTGAGGCGGACGCCGTAGATGCTGGCCAGTGCGTCGTTGTCCAGGATCGGGGCGCGGCTGATGCGTGCACCGTTGATCTTGTACTCGGAGAAGGGGAACAGGTCGCCGTTGCGGTCGTCGGGACCATCGCTCACGAGGGTCTTGTAACTCTCATGGTCGGTCTGGCTCATGAAGATCACGCAATCGCCCTGCACCTGCTCACCCTTGAGCATCTGCAGCGGGCGGAAGTTCGTGGCCTCCATCGCGCGGCGGATCATGATCGCCAGGTCCTTGGTGATCGTGGAGCCGGCACGAGTGCCGACCCAGTTGCGCCAGCGTTCATTGTCAACGCTTGAGGCGTCGATGCCTGCGAGGGTTGCCGACACCGAGGTGTCGCCGTAGCGGATGTAGGTGCCATTGAAGCCACCCGTAAGGTCAGCCGTGAACGAACCGCCCGAAGTCATCGAGGGACGCAGCCACATGGGCAGGCCCCAGAAGCTCAGGTTGTCCGAGCTGTTGGTGATCGGGTTGAAAATGTCCGTTTCGATGTGGTTGGCAATGTCCTCGTGGTTGGCCGAACGCTCGGCGTTGAGGTGGTTGATGATCTGAACATCATCGCCCGTGTTCAGCTTCTGCTCACGCAGATCAAACACAATGCCCTTGTTCTCCTTGGCGATGTAAGGCACGGTCATCGTGTTGACCGGGGGAGCCTTCTGGGCCGCGGTGACCTGGTACAGATTCACGCCGCGGGTGGCACCCGTGTTGGACTTCAACCGAATGCGCTCTTCGTACTGCGTGCCGGTGACGCCTTCGCTGGAGCCCGTGTAGATGAACTCTTCGAGCCCCGCGTAACGGTTGTACTTAAGGGTTTCGACAAACTTCACCTTGCGCTGCTTCGCGCGGGTCGAGCGGGTGAGGTTGGTCAACTGTGAGAGAGTCAATCCGGGCATGTGCGTCACTCCTGCACAACATCAATTGCGGGCCTGCTCCAGCAGGTCCGTTACTTTCGCGGCGGCGCGGTGCCGTCGTTGTCGTTGGGATCTTCAAAGCCGCTGCCGCGGTCCACGGTCGAGCCGCGGGGTACTGCGGTGCGGGACTTGTGCCGGGCCTGTGCCGCGGCTTCCTTGGTCTGCTTTGGCGTTGCTGCGGCGTTGCCCTTGGGGCTCGCCTTGCCCAGCAGCGTCATCATCTCGCGTTCGGCACTGTCGATGGCGTCGGCGAACTCGTAGACCTTGCCGCCGACCTTCTTGCCGCCGAGGCGGTTAAACTTCTCAAGTGCCGCCTCGTGCACGAACAGACGGGCCTCCACCTGGGCGGGCGTGAGCTTGCCCGAGGCGTGGGAGCCGTAAATGTCGTGCTTGCCCTTCCCGGCAATCTCATCGAATGCGGCGTGAACGGCGCGGTTGTAGGCTTCCTGACTCTGGGCCTGCTTCTCAGCAATCAGAGTCTTGTTCTGGGCGTGAAGTGCCTTGAGCACCTTGGCTACAGCCGGGTCAACGTCCTTCTCGATTTCGGCGATGGTCGCCTCAAGCTCGTCAGGTTCGGGGGCCGGTTCAGCGGGGGGTGTCTTGGCCTTGGGTGCCGCGGCGGGCTTGGCAGCGGGCTTGGTCCGTGCCTCGGCCAGCGTCTTGGCCACCTGCTCATCGTCGCCGGTGTCGGCTTCCTCGTCGCCTTCCACCTCGTCAGCCGGCTCCGCATCGGGATCGGCGTCGGCTTCGGGCTCGTCGGCCACCTCTTCCGCGTCGTCCGCAACTTCGTCGGCCTGCTCGGTGTCAGGCGTTTCGATCGCATCCGCTTCCAGATCATCGTCTTTGGCGACAATCGGCGCGGTGCCGTCCGCATCGTTCACATCGTTCGATGCTGCGGGTGCGGGCGTTTCGGACTCTTCGGGAAGGGGTTCTGATGCCATGAACCAAGGCTAACAGAACGCCCCGGTTTACTCACCTAGCGACGTTGCTAGTTTATTGGCCCGTGCCTTGGCCTGCCCGTCGCGTGCAATCTCATCGCGGCGTTTGGCGTACTCGCGCTGCTGGGCACGGTCCTTGAACTTCACGGTGCCATTGTCCTGAATGCACTGGCCCGCACGCTCGCCAAAGGTCTGTCGTGCCTCCGCGACTTCCTTGGGGTGGAACCACTCGGTGATTGATTCCTGCGTCTTGCCGTGAAACTCGCGGTTCCCGCTGCCGACGCTCTTTCGGGCGTAGTCCTGCGGGGCACGGCTTCCGCACTCGGGGCACAAAATGCAGCCGTCGGGGTCAATGTCGGCCACCTTGGCAAATACATCGCCGTGGAAATGGCACTTGGTGCACGCAATGGGGTAGATCATGGGTTAGATAAAAAGAGGGATTTCTGCGTTTTTGATCCGGTTCGATGCCACTTCCACAAAGTGGTCCATCATCTCAATGCCAATGAACTTCCGGCCATCCATAACACACGCAACGCCGGTAGACCCGGAGCCAGCGAACGGGTCTAGAACCGTTTCGCCCTTCTTGGTCACAACTTCGATCACCTGCCGCATCAGTTCGACGGGCTTTTGAGTGGCGTGCTCTCTGTCATCTGTCGGGGTTGTTGTGACCCTGAACACGCCGCCCCCGTACACCGCCTCGTCGGTTGGCGTCATGTCTCGCGGGCCATTCGTTGCCCAGACCATGTATTCAGCCTGCGCCCTAAATCTGCCCGGAACTGGCCGCGCCTGTACCTTGTCCCACGGCACGATTCCACGCCATACCCACCCGCCTGCCTGCACGGCGTCCGTTGTCGTTGGCAACTGACGCCAATCCGTGAACACGCACAGCATTCCGCCCGGCTTGGTAACTCGGCGGCACTCTGCGAGCCACATGGCGCACCAATACCCGAACGAACGCTGGTCGCGGTTGTCCCCGCTGAATGACGGGTGTTCCGTTTGCACATCCGTGCTTTGGTACTTTGCTCTGGTGGATGCCATGCGGTCCCCTCGGACCATGCCGCCGGATGAGTATGGGGGATCGGTAACCACCGCATCCACGCTCTCAGTCGGCAAACTGGTCAGTACCTTGAGAGCATCGCCAGCAATGACCTTCCACGGTTGATCTTCGTTCATGGGTGTGAGTCTCAATAGGGGACAGTCGCAGCCATGTCGCTGCGGGTCTGGTCAATCGGTCGGTTTCCTGCGGACGGACGCGCGGCCGGCGCACCGCTCGGGCTTCCCTGCTGCTGGCCCGGTGCAGCCTGGCCGGGGTTGCCGTACCGCTGCTGCATCATCTGGCTCATCTGCTCAAGGCCCTGCGTCGGGAAAATGTCGGCAATCTCGGGGACTTGGTACTGGTCGGCCATCACTTCCACCGCGGCCACCATGTCGCCACCGAACTGCATTACCATCGGGAGGAACGTGCCCGCCGCGGTCATGAACTCGCCGAAGCGGCGCATCTTCAGACTCGGGTCCATCGCCGTGTCCACGAATGGGGCCAGCTCCCACATGAAATCGGAGAAGTCGCCTTCCTTGGCCTCCGCGTCATAGACCACATCGGTTTCGGCACCATTGGGCAGCTTGTAGGAGAAGGTGCGGTTCAGCCGCGGGTCGGTGTCGTAGTACCACGCCAGCGTCCGCATGACGTTGGAGCAGGCTTCCGAGCACAGGCCCCGCCAGTCGTTGAGCAGCACCGAGGCGTTGCCCTGCATGTAGCTGCCCACCGTGGCCGTCTTGCTGGTGTCCTCGCTGCCGTTGAGCAGGTGGATGGCGGTCGCCTTGTTGGCCTGGCCTTCGAGCCAGTCAAAGGCGGGGAGCATCTCGGGCAGGAGTCCGCCGCTCTTGAGTGCCGCAATCGTGGAGGCGTCACCGTGGAAGATTTCTTGGTCGTCCGCGTCCCGCATTTCCATTGCGGTGTCTTCGCCCTGCGTTCCCTTGACCACATACTGGAGCTTGGTCTTGAGAAGTTGGCGCGTCATCTTCGCCGCGGACGCACTCATGGCCAGATGCAGGTCGAGAATCGACGCGCACGGACTCACGGGCATGGCGTTGTTGGGCATGTCGATGAGGCTCAGCAGTTCGAGCGGGGCACCTTCGCGGCCCTCATACTCGTGCGGCTCCATCAGCCACGCATTCATGTTGCCCGCAAGCGTGCCCTCCAGCACCTTGTCACCGTGGTAGTACAGCACATCCCACAGCTCAACCTTCTCGTCGATGGGGTCAATGTCCTGCCGGTTGCCCATGATTTCGTCGGATTCGCCGCGGGTCATGGCGCCCGCATACCCAATCATCGGGATGCTGTTCACCAGATCCGGGTCGTAAATGCCCAGGTCGAGCAGTTCGCGGCGGCTCACGCGGTATCGGAACGCCCGCCAGCAGTCCTCAAGGGGATCGCGGCTCTGGGGATCACGCACGAAGTCATCCAGATCGACGCGGACGGCATAGGGCTGGCCCATGTCGTACACCTCGCCGTTGACCTTGTAGGAACTGCCGCCGGCACGCAAACCAACGCGACAGATGCCAAGCCCGCCCGTCAGTGCATCCTGCACCACCGCCCTCCATGTGCGGGTGAACTTCATTTCCTCGAGCATCCGATTGATCATCAGCTCGCGCACCGTGGCCTGTGCACGCATGTGCATCCCCTTGGCGGTCACCTTCACCTTGACCTTGGGGCCGACCAGATTGGGGAGGTAGGTGCGGACGAACTGGTAGAGCAGGTTCACCGGGCGTTTGTCGCTCTCGGCCCGTGCTCCAATGTCCGTGAAGTTGCCGTACCACGCCCCGCCGAACTCACGGTTCACGAGGTTCCGCATCTGGCGGAACGGCTGCATCCTGAGCGTGGCAGGCCCCTCGATCGCTCGCGTGATCTTGCTGGCGTCGTAGATGTTGGCGGTGGACATGCGCGGCTCGCTCGGAGCCCGCCGTCAGACGCCACATGATACGCCAGCACTCACCACGCAAACCGGCCCTTCTTCGCCCGTTCGCGGTCGCGGAGCTTCTGCAGTCGTCCGCCAGGGGACGCCTCGGGCATCTTGGGCGGGATCGCCACCACCATCGGGGTGCGGGTCATCACATCCCACAGCAGGGCATCGGCAATGGTTCGATCGCCGTGGGGCACTCTCGCCACCTCGTCCGCTGGGTCAATCGTGGTCTTGACGCTCTCGAGCTTGCCCGTCTTGGTGTACCGGAATGTCAGGCACTCGGCCAGGGCCGCGGCTGACGGGTTCCAGAACCGGGCCGACACCAGAGCCCCGCGGTAGGCCGACAGAAGCGTTTCCTTGGCCTGCGGGCTTGATCGCCACCCGTACAAGGTCGGGTCCTTGGTCGTCATCGCCCCAAGATCGTCCGTTTGGTGACGGATGGCGGGGTACTGCAGGCGTTGCAGTTCGAGGCTGAACACCTCGCCGGGGCCGTTGATTTCAAACAGGATTTCAGCACCGGGGAACAGGCTCTCGTCCCTGCGGACGCCGCCGCCGAACCACAGGCCACCAATCGCCGCTTGCCATGCCGCCCGCTCTGGGGTCACACCGGGGGCAGCGTACTCGGCCACCTTACGCCGTGTCTCAGCATCGCCCACCGCGAAGGCCGTGTTCGCCGCGCCCACACCGGCGCCCAGATCGCACCCCATGCACATCCGCCGCATCCGGTCTGTTTCGTCGTCCCACACCTTCCACTCCCCATCGGGCCGCTCGATCCACTCGATGGCATCAACGTCACGCTTGCGGATGACCTGCTCCACCTCGCGGGGGGCACATTCGTTGAGAGGAACGCCGCGGAGGGTGAGGCTCCCCACATGCAAGGGCTGCTGCTCGTTGGCCACCGCAATGAGCTTCTGAATCAGGGCACGCGGGAAGAATCCGCCGCCGCTGGGGGCCGGGATCGCGTAATACTCCTGCTGGGCAAGCCACTCGGGCAGGCCCTTGATGATTTCCCGAATCTTGTCGAGTTCTTCCGCCGGCAGGTGCGGGTTGTCAAAGGTCGTGGCGGTGAACGCCTTCCAATCCGGGTCCGCGCCGCTGGCTGCGTTCTCGAACATCTCATCGAAATCGGGGCCGATGGTGTTGGGCGTCGAGATGAACAGGGCACGCCCGCGGCGGTCGATCAGCGTCTGCTGTGCCACCAGGTCAAACCACCGCTTGAGCCCTGGCACAAGCCCGGCCTCATCGACCACGATCAGGTCGTAGAACCTGCCGCGGCCCGCGTCCATGTTGTTTTCCATCGTCCAAACGTCAATCGCCGATCGGTTCTTCAACTCGATGCGGTGTTCGGAGGCGTTGCTCTTGGCGATCGCCGGGGCGAGCCTTTGGTTGAGTTCCCGCCACGTTTCGGTCGTGTACTTGTACTCTGGGATGAACCAGGCGATGCGTCGATCGGTGCCCGCCGCGACTTGGAGCGTTGAGATGATCCCGAGTTTGGTTTTGCCGTACCGGCGTCCGCACCTGATGATCTTGTTGCGGGAGGGGTCGGCGAGGATTCGGGCCTGCCCGGCGTGGGGGAAGGGGGCGCGGATAGGTAACTGGATGGCGGGACGGTTGACGGGCAAGCCGGGGGATCGTATTGCAGCTGGACGTTCACCTGCATCATGTTGAGCGTGGTCTTGGCAACCAGCTCAGGCGAGCCGTCGGTGTACTCCAGCACCCGCCCGGTTGCCCAGACAGCGTTCTGGGTCAACTGCCCAACGTGGTTCCGCTCCTTGAGCGCGTGGCACAGGTTGGCGAATGCCACTTCCCGCGGCGTCTTGCCCTCAAGCTGCTCGCATGGGTCATGCAGCATCGAGAGCAGGTCGCGGTCGAGGTTGTTGATCTTCTGATGAACTTCCCGCTTGTCCACTCAGATCCTCCGAACGCGGGCAACGGCCTCGCGGTCAATGTTCTGGATGCGGTCCAGCTGATCGAACCACACATCCCAGTCCAGAATCCCTGTCGGGTGCGTGGCATCGCGGCACACATCGTTCGGCGTGGCCTGGCGGCTCCACACATTGCCGCAACGGTCGGGCGAGTACCACCAGCCCACCACGGGGACGTTCAGCTGACGCCCGGCCCACTCGAGGGCCGCGGCGTGGTTGGTCTTGGGGTACGGGTATCCGGTGCCCACGTCCTGCTCGCTGTAGATTTGGCCCGCCTCGTTGGTGAACTCGGGGCCGGTCGCGGCGAACACCAGTTCCAAGTCGGTGGTTGCCGCTTTGAAGTCCTGCGCCCATGCAACGTAGTTGGACCCGTAGACGTTGCTGGGCGTGCCTTGGTCCGCCGTCATGATGACGAAGGCGTCCATGTTGATCTTCTGGCACATCTCCACGAACGGGCTCTTGCCGGTGGTCGCGTGGACCGTGCGGAAGTACCGCATCCGCTGGTAGTAGTACCCGGTGCCCGAGCGTGCCATGTGGCAGGGGATGAGCCCCGCGCGGGTCGTGTTGTGGAAATACATGCAGTTCAGCTGCACGCCGTTACCCGAGCCACCAGCCCGGATTTCGATGCCGCGCCACTTGCCCGCTGCCACCTCGTTGGCGGCGAACGTCACTTCCACCTTGCGGTAGTACCCATCCGACATGGACCGGAACGTGGCCTTGGTGCTGCCAGCGGTCATCGTGCTGGAGAAATGACCCTCGTAGGTGATGACGCACGCGGCGGTTCCTCGGCCCGTCACGGACACAATCACGCCCACATCGTTGGCCGACACGCCGCCCGCGTCGGTGAGCTCGATCAGATCGCCCACCACGAACGCACCCAGCAGCGGGCCGGTGTCATTCACGGTCATCGTGCCGTAGGCCGTGCGGGCATCAGACGCCCCGTAGGTTGGTGCCGTGTGTGCGGTGATGGTCAGGCTCGTGGGGGCCGCGTAGCTGCTGATGCTCGTCCAGGATGCCGCCAGCTCGTCCGCGCCGTTCTGCGTGCCCGCAGTCTGGACCTTGCGGTACTTGATGTTCGACATGTTCGGCAGGTTCGAGACATAGAACCCTATGGTCAGCCCTTCGGTCACCGGCAGGCCGTTCTCGGGCCGGACCATGATGCGGTAGGAGTACCCCGGCTTGACCAGTCGGGGATTGCCGTTGCCGCGGTAGCGGTCGGTCGCACCTGAAACCGTCGTGGATGTGCGGGACACGCCCCAGAGCCATGAACTTGAGGTGTTGAGCAGGCGGGTAGTTGCAGTCCACACATCCGACGCCACCGGGGCCGTGCCGTCCACATCGGGCGCCGCGGTGTAGTTGTTGCACAGAATGTCGTTGCTTCCAACGTCCGCGCCCCATAGGTATTCCGATGCAACGCCGGGGGCATTCGCCGCCGACGATTCAGACGAGCCAGACGATACCGTGGTTTGCCTGCTGGGAACCTGCATGTTGCCCATGCCAACGATCCGCCCGTTATTCCAAAGGTTCTTCTGGCATGTCAGTCCTTGATCCACAAAGTTGGCGATGAGGGAGCGGCCCGCCACCGCGGACAGGTCGCTGAGTCGAATCGGGTTGTTGTTGCCAGCCCAGACCGCGCGGCTGTTGGCCGACACACCGATACGCACCTGGCGGTTGGGGGTCGCTCCCTTCCACGCCATGATGCACTGCTCAAGGTTCTTGCCGACCGGGGCCGGAATGGGGGCGGTTGCAATGCTGGTCGCCGGCGAGGCATCGCTGCCCACGATCCGCGACGGCTGGCCACCCTTGGCACCACCGAGAGCCAGGGGCGAGATGTGCGTGCCCGCGGCAAGCACTTCGGCGGACACCGGAGCCACCGCTGTGTTGGCACTCACCGAGCGGTCAAAGAGGCTGACGCCCGCGGTGATGGACGCGCCGGTACGCTGGTCGCTTCCGTTAGTCAGAGTGTTGGCGTAACACGCCCAGTTCGCAATCGACCGCAGCGTGGTCCCCGCCGATGACGGGGGCGAGCTGTTGACCGACTGGGAGCAAACGCGGAACAGGTCATCCACCCGAGCGAGGCTTGCAGCCTGCACCGTGGCATTGCCCGCCACCGTGTTGGAACCACTGGCAATCAGGTCCGTCCGCACGAACGGCATGGCGAGGCCCAGGGCGTTGCGGTTGGTCGTTCCGCCAGCAGCGAACACCCGCGAGAGAGCCAGATGGGTGGCAAGCACGCAGGTCCCCGAGAATGAGTTCTCGATGCTGGCGTAGGTGACGCCCTCGCAGACGATGGACAGGTGCATCAGACGGGTGCCACCCGTGGCACGCTCGAACGCCCCGAAGATCCAAACCCATTTCCCGGCAGGGTTGGTGGTCAGCGTCTTGGAAACGCTGCTGCTGGCTCCGCAATCCCACTGAATCGAGTATGTGCCCGATCCGTTGCTGATGTACCGCAGGGCATGGGCCGCTTCGCTGGTGTTGTTGTTCCACTCACAGATCACACCGTCGCGGGCCGCAAGTCCGGTTTCGTCGCAGAACCAAACCGCGCCGATGGTGAAGTGCGTCCCGTCGGCGCCAGTGTCGGCGTCCAGCAGGGTGCCGGTTGCCGCGGCAATGGCAAGCTTGCGAACGTACTGAGCGGTCTGGTCGACGTTGGTCTGGCGGTATGACATGAAGCCCCTTGGGTTGAGTGTGGAAACGGCCCCCCGCTCCTGCTCAGCATGGGCTCAGCACTCGCAGAACCAGAACGAGATTCCAGATGCAGCCGAGCCGGTTTCATCCGTTGGCACGAAACACGCCGGGTAGATTTCAAGCCACGGGTGCGACCAGGCATCGAGGGAGAACGAGGCCCAGCCGTTGGCAATCTCGCCCATTTCGCTGATGCCGGGGTTTGGCACGTATGGCGTGTTTCCGATCACATCGCAGCCGGACCAAACCGCCAGCGTGGGAGCAGTGCCCAGGCCGGGCCAGTTGCCGGTCGCCGTCGCCGCGGGCGTGAACGTGCTGGAGCTGCCTTGGAACTTGATGTACCCAAGAACCTCGCGGATGTATTTCACTTCCCCGTCACGCCCGATCAGCTCGCGGACACCGACGAGATACGCCTGCCCCCACAGGTCATTCGGGCTGCTGGCGTGGCCGACGATGGGCTTGAGGATCAGGTTGTACGTCGGGTCCCGCTTGACCACGTAGCAGCAGTTGGCCGCACTCAGATCCGATGACTGGGCGGGGATCGTGGCCTTCACGATAATCGTGGCGATGGTGGCCACGGTCGTGTTGGTGCACACCTCCTGCCCGGTCGCAACAGGGCGGAGCGGCGTCTGCGAGGAACCAACGCCCTCGTGGCCGATGTTGATTGACATTTGGGGGCTGCGGGGCATGGCTTGACCTCAGAGCGAGGCCCGCCGCCAGACGCAGTATCATACCCCACCAATGACCCGAAACGTACTGGACCTGCCATTGACCCGCCGCGGCACCGATGCGTTGCGGCTCATCCAGGCATCCACCCGCGCGGAAGCCGTCGCCGTCATGGCCGATCGGCCCGATTGCTCATGGCTCAGACTGGCGATGCAGGCGCCGGGGACCGTCATCCAGTCGCTCGGGTCTTTCTGGCTGTTTGCTTCGGGCGAGCGGTGGCCTTGCGTGGCGTTTTGGGTGACGCACCGGACCCGCCGAACCGTGATGGTTTACCCTTCCCGCCACGGCTCGGGCTGGTCTTGCCAAACGCGCGCGTCGGACGCTGTGCATTGGGGCCAGTTCGCGGGGAACGCCCAGAACCGCGGGTTCCATTGGCTGGACGGGGAGGCTGTCAAGGCTCCACAAGTTTCGCCCGCACCGCAAACCGCACCAGCACCTCACGGCGGCTGATGCCCAAAAACCGCTTCATCCCCGCGATGTGATAACAGACCGTCGCGTAGCTCCTGCTCAGAATCTGCGCGATCTGGCGATCAGTGTACCCGTCGGCGATCCTGGCCAACACCAACCGCTCGGTCGGGGTCAGCTTCTTCACCAGCTCCGGGGGCGGGATGTATGGCCTTTGAATCATTCAGGGGTCTGGGCCGTCCGTGCCCGCTTCTTGCCGTACCGCTCCCTCGGGGGTGTATCGAACGGGGCCGCGACTTCCTCGCCGCCGGCTGGCTCATCGGCCTTCACCGCGGCCTCCACACGGCTCATCTTCTTCGGACCCTTGGGAACGCCCTGGATCTGGCGGGCCAGCACATCACCGTCCATGCTCAGGCCCCACTGTCGCCCGGCCTTGGGGTTCCTTTCGATCAGGCCCAGATTGGCCAGCTTCTCCAACGTTTCCATCGGCGGGCGGTTCTTGTCATCGAACATGCCGCCGCAGCTCTGGGTCAGGTGGTCCGCGATCTGTTCCTGGCCAACCCATTCCTTGGGCAGCAGGAACGTGAGGATGGCTTTGTCCGACTGGTTGAGGGCGCCGACTTGGATGCGTGTGCTCATGTGCTGCATGTTATCCGGCTGGTTTTTTCGATGACTAGCAAGGTTGCTAGGTGATTTTCATCTGGTCGGTGGGGTAGACCACCCCGCGGCTTCTCCGCTCCTGTCTGGAGGCTTCTGAAACATCGCCGCCACCTCTTCCGGCCTCTTGCTGGTCAGGTGGAAGGCTCCGCAC